CGGAGATTGGATCATCGATGCGAAAGCGGCGGTTGAGGCTGTTGAACGGTTTTGCGACGACGTACATTTTTGTCTCTCCTCTAAGCTTCCACTCTTCGCCAATCGATATCGACTGGGATGCTGAAATAATTGCCCTCGTATTTGTCGGACTTCGTACCTTCACCGATCGTTGCATCCTGAAATTCAAGATTGCCGCCAAGCAAGGTCGTCAAACCACGGAAGAGATCGCAAAGGCTCTTTGCGTAGGTTCTGGCTTCGGTCGATCCGGAGCCTATCGGCACCATGACGTCGAGAAGCAGAACACCCTCTTCGTCCCATCTGTTTTCTGATTGAACCGATGCGCCTATTGAGGCCTGTCCGTAAGCGCGGCCCGTGAAGCTGACTTGCACCATTGGCGCTGGCGTATTGGGAGGCACAGGTATCCCGGCAGGCGTTCCATCTTCCGCTGCAGACTTGTTTTCAAGAACGAGGAGCGTCGCTGTCCAATTGGCTACCAAATAATTCTCAATCGCTCCAGAGACCGCGCCTGACGCCATTTTCTTATCTCATCGTCACGATGATTGCGGGCTGTCTCGTAAACCAGTCTTCAATGTTGGCGCGGCGGCGATGCTTCATGCGCGTCGACCGCGCCCAAACCAAGACATCGCCACCACGTACAGATTCAAACCCAAGCCTGATCTTGAGGCTATTCCCAAACTTCCCGGAAGCGTCGCGCACGATGTTGCGATAGACCTGAAACAATTTTTCTATTTTCCGGGCGTAGGGAACGGTGCTGACGAGAACATACCGTTCAGCAATTGGAACCGGGGCACCTTCAGGCACTTCAACATTGTCCGCGAATAGAGTGTGACTCGCCTGATAGCGCCCCGTTAGTCGCGGCGATATCGCCTTAAGCATCGCGCGAATCTCAAGAAGAGCGGTCGGTACAAGGTTGTATTCTCTAACGATGATACCGGTCGGTTTAACCGAAGAAAGAGGAGCCCCTTCGCGACCGTCAACGAATGTTTGGCTTGACGGCTTTCTGCCCAAGATGCTTTCGTTGATCGCGTCGGCTTCATCGAATGTCTCTTGCGCGAATTCTGCGAACTGTCGGCTCATCACTTCAGGCGACAAGTCCTGTGCGAAGATTAGTGCAATGTCTCTGTCGACGGACTCGATGCGAGTAGGCACTTTCAACCCGCCGCGTGAATTTCTAGCGCGATAAGCGTCCCGCCCGGCGTTCGTTTCATTGGATTCTTGATCGCCGTTTCTTTTCCACCTGACACATGCCCGCCTGACAATGTTGGGGGCGTTCCCGGAATATCGAAACCTACAAAGCCCAACACTAGCTTATCGTTTGTCGTCACCGGCAAGACGGCTCCCAGCGTATCGACCAAGGCAATTGCTGACACATCACCCTGCACAATTAGGCCAACCAATTCTTTCGACGCGTAATACCGCACATAGGCTCGCGTAAGCGTATCAACCCAAGTTCTTCCCGTCCCCGTCCCCGTGTACCTCCGTATCGCGATCCATTGGCCGGACTTGGCGATCTTGGTGCGGTACTGCGCGAGGAGTTGGTCTGCACGGCTCACGAGAATATCCGATAGGTCGAGAGCAACGAGTTCACCGCAGCGTCGATGGCCTGGCCTGCGTTGCCACCGACCACGTAACTGGTTGAGCCGATTCCATCTTCGGCCTCGGAACTCACGAACAGATTCCGGCCGGATAGCGACCGAAGGTTGCTAACCATCAACGCGATGGCGTTTCTGATCGGTTCGTCAACGCTGGACCCAGAGATGCCGTAACCGCAAACGAACTCGATGGTCACGGCGTCAGGCTGGTGGCGTGAAACGGGCCACGACTTGCCGTAGGCTGGCACAATTGCAGCAGGTTCGCCGGAACGCTTGACGTAATCGCTAGGTGAAACCGTTTGCGTTGCACCGTCGCGATCCACATACAGCACGCTGGTTATCGACTGCAGCGGCGGCAACGGGATGATGATTTGTGAGTTGCTGTCCCATTCATCAGCCGCCCAACGATGATACCCGCGCCCAGCGTCGCAGCCGGGGAACGCATCCAACATCAGCCGCCACGTTTGCGTTATCAGCGCACGTCCAAGCCACCCCCGCCCGCCATCAATCGTCTGCCGCGCAGCCTTGATAAGCGCGTTCAAAGTATCGTCCGTGACTTCACTTCCGATATTCAAACGCGCCCTGGCTTCAGCGGCCGTCAGCGGCTCTGCGGCGGGAGGCGTGACGAGGACAAGTCGCATCGCGCGTTCGAAACGTTACTTGCCGTGCCGTTTGGTACGGCCAGCAAGGCCATCATCGTCGTCGCCGTGCGATTGGTCCAGCCCAGGACGAGACGCCTTCACCGCCTCGTGCTGAGCATGATCACGCGTCTGCGCATCTGCCGCACGAGCGGCGCGCTCGCCTTCTTCTGTCCGCATTTCGGTTTGCGACGCAGGAATCTTGGCAGCAGTAGAGCCTTCCGGCTTGAGCGGGGCGCTTTCCTCACCATCCGCAAGACATCCCGCCTTTTTCAGGCGCGTGACTTGATCGCTATCCAGAGCGGGATCGATTTTGTTACCGTCGCCAGGTCCGTATCGCTTGTCGTTGCGCTGATCGACGAATTCCGCGAGCACCTTCATTGAAGCCTCCAAAAAATGTAGAGAGCGACCCCTCTGAACGATCATCGCTCGGAGGGGCTATGGACCGTTACGCTGGCGGGCTGAACCGACTGCCGCCCTTTACCACGAGAACGCTGATCGGCGTACCCGTGCCGTGGGTGCCGCTGAAATCGGCGAGGCACTTCAGATAGCGCCGACCGCCGCGATAACCGATCTTGGTGACATCTGCCGTCGCGTGCGCAGCGATCAGAGACTTGACGATGCCGCCCGTGATGCCGGTGATTCCGGTGAGGTCTTTGTCGGCAACGTTGTCATAGGTCACGTTGTCGACGCTATGAGTGAGTTTGAACTCGACCTTGTTGGTGGCGTCGAACGTGATGCCTCCAGCACCTACTTCGATCAGAAGCACGGCGCCCTCGAAGCCGAGAAGATCGACAGCAGCGGGGGTGTTGTCGGCAGCATAGGTTGCGGCCGGGATGACCACGGCGGCGCCCAAAGTATTGTACAGGTCGCGCATGGCGATCCCTTTCTGTGATGATGGTGAGAAGGTAGGGGCGGGTCCGGAATCCGGAAGCCAAACAAGGCTTCCGGAGAATTGAGGCGCGTGCGTTACGCCGGAACGTCGAGACCGACGAACGGGGAGACTTCGTAGCCGTTCTCTTCCTTGATCGGAGCGGTGAGCCAAGGCGAACCGTCGACGTTCCAGAAGATCTTGAATACGGTCTTGTTCTGCCGGAACAAGACGTGCTCGGACGCCGCGACGAACGGGCCGGAGCCATCCTTGATCAAGTAGTAAGACCAGTCGGCCAGAACCAAGTCACCCTTGGTGCCGAGCAGAGGAGCACGGTTATTCCAGCGGACCGGGAAGCCCAGCAGCTTGCCAGCAAAGCCGTCCACGGCGTTCGCCTGCCAGATGTAGTGGCCTTCCGGATCGGTCATGGTTGCGATGTCGACGAGCGAGCCTTGCGGCATTGACCAGATGGGAGACTGACCACCACGAACCAGCAGCCGCGCCACCATGCCGATAAGATCGGCATAGGCGACGTGGTTCGCGGTCGCGCGGTTGATCCACTTGGTAGCGCCAGCATTCACGATACCGAGCGGTTGAGCGACTCCGGTTCCGCGGAGGAAGGAGTAATCTTCCGCCGCATTCACCGCGCCGCGCATCAGGTTCTCGATGAACACGCGCGCCGCTTGCCAGTTGCGCAGCATCTTGTCGGTGATGACTGCGGTGCCGGCGATTTCATGCGGGGTCAGCGTAATCTCGCGCAGCTTGGCGTCGGTCTCCGGCTTGTCGTCGCCTTCAGCGATCCAGTTCATGGTCATGCCGCCGAAGATGTTACCGGGATTGGTCCCGGTCTGGTCAAGGGCGCCCATGGTGATGCCGGCATCCGGCGGGTCACCGGCGGGGATGACTTCGGCCCGCGGACGGACAAGGGCGTCCTGCGGCTCAACACGCATGATGGTCTGCCGCAACTGCGGAGGCACCATGAAGCCGCCCGAGGTCTGGTTGTCCATGCGGAATTCGGACCGCAGCTCCCCCGTCTCAGGGTCGATCGCCGCCGGGTTGTCCGTGTAGCTGAGGCGAGGATCGTTCGGATTGAAGCGGACGGCGGAGAGGAAGTCGCCGAAGCTTTCGAACTCGCGGCGCGCCTCGGGGCCGCCGGCCCGCACGGGTTCAATACCGCTAGCGCGCGCGGCTGCGGGACGTACCCTGGTCAATTGAGCTTCCTCGCTGGCTACCCGATCAACGCGGCCGTTCTGCCGTTCGATCCGCTCAATTTCCAGCTTAAGCTGGTCGAGCTTGGCTTCCAGCGCGTCATACGCCGTAATTTCTTCGGCGGTAAGGTCGCGCTTCTCATTCTCGGCGGTGGTGAGGATCGCTCGCATATCCGCGACGGTCTTTGCCCTCTCTTCACTCAGCGAAGTGAGTGAGGCGGCGGCGCCGAGCAACACCGGGGCATTGGCAACGAAGGTGGAAAACAGATCGTGCGGGATGACCGCAGCGAACGCGTCGGGCGTAACGAACACAATGCTGCAGACAGCGAACGCCGCCAGCGCAGCGGCCAATACAATGGCCTTTCGGGTGGAAGTCATGGCGGTATCTCCGCTAGGGTGCAGCCGGAAAAACGAAAGGCCCTGCGTGGCCGGCGCGCACGCAGAGATTCAAACGCCGAAACTGGCGAGAATTAAAGATCGCGAAGAGCGAGAGCGCGTTTTGCGCGCTGAGTAGCGAATGCAGGCGCCGTCGTTTTGCCTGATGCTGGTTGCTTCGGCGCAAAGAGTGAGGCACCAAACCGATTGAGAACATCCTCTAAAGTACCGGTCGAGTCTGCCATGCCGAGTGCAACAGCCTCTTCGCCGTCGACACTTCGGCCTTGTCCGAACCCTTCACGAACGGTCGCCTGCGATACGCCACGGTTACGCGCAACAGTCTTGATGAAGGTGCCGTAAGCCTTGTCAACGCGAGCCTGAAGCGCTGCCTTGGCTTCTTCCGACAGTGGTCCTAGCGGGCTCGCTTCGTCTTTATAGGGTCCGGCGCTGATCGACGTCCGCACTATCCCCTCGTCCGCAAGTTGCTTCGAAATGTCATCGTGAACGGTTCGCACACCGATGTTGCCGACCGACGCATGACCTGGCGTGACCACCATTTCATCTGCGGCAGACATGATCCAGTAGGCAGCGCTATTGGCGCTGGCGTTGATGTGCGCAATGATCGGTTTTGTACCGCGGGCATTAAAGATAGTCGTCGATAATTCGTCCGTACCGTCGACAACACCGCCCGGTGAGTTGCCGTCAATGACGATGGCCTTCACGCCATCGTCGCGGACAGCAGACTGAAACTGAAGGCCAAACATTTCGGAGCTGGTGCCGCCGGAAATCGCCGTCATCATATTCATGCGATTGGCGATCACGCCCTGAAGCGGCAGCACGGCAACCGCTCCTTCTTGGCGGGCTACAGCTTGCGCGACACCCTTACCGATACGCGCCTCTACCTCCTCCGCAGTCAGCTTATTGCCGTCCGCCATATACGCGAGGAAGTCGATGAGCATCGCCAGCTTCGCTGGCTCGATCGCCCAGATTTCCGACTGAACGGCGCGTAGAATGTTTCCATACTTCATGTCGTTTGCCTGATGTTTTCGGTGATCGCCGCGCCCGCTGGAGGCGGAGGTGGATTGATTACGCGTTCCAGTGGCAGCACGCCGGCCTGCACAAAGTGGTGGTCGCCGTCAGGCCCGATCGGGTCCATATCCTCCAGATCGCAAATCTGGTTTGGACTGATGCCGGCGACCGAAAACATTTCGCGATAGAACGCGCCGCGGGCGGCCGTATCACCGCGCAGCAATGCGTTCATGTTGAACTTGACGTAATACCCCTTGGAGCGCTCTTCGTCCGTGAACAGTTTCCAGTTTAACTCTTGCTCCCACGCGGAGACCCATGGCGTGATCGTCTGCCGCACAAACCCGATCATCAATTGCTCAATGCCCGTGCCCCACGAAGGTGTACCGTCGTGGCTCTGCAGTAAGATCAGCGGCACGTCATACATGCGTGCGATTTCTGCGATCTGCGCGAGACGCGTCCCGAGGAACTGAGCATCCTCAGGCGGGATCGTCGTCGCGATATATTTCATTCCCTCTTCAAGCACCTTCACGCGGAAGGCGTTGTCGAGACCGCCTTGCTTCTCAAGCGGTGCGGCCGGGTTTGTTGCATCGGCCTTTTTGCCACCAAGATTGCTCTGCGCATTGGCTGATAGGCGGCCAGGATGCATAAGGAAGCCGCCGGACTTGGCATCGTTGGCAAAAAACTTTCCGCCGAATTGTTCCAACGCCTTCGCGAGTCCGAGTGCTTCTCGCGC